GAATTTTTTCTTTTTCCCGAATTGCTTTTTGTTCAGGGACTAGACGATGATTGAAAATATTATTTGTAAAATTATCGATAGTAAATAAATGAACATTTCTAAAATGTTTTTTATCTAGATGATAATTATTTTCTTTCATTTCATTCTGTATGTTTTCATCAATTTCACTACTTTCATAGTATCCTTGGAGTTTAATATTTAGGTCTTCAAAACTTTTCTCTAAGGATGTAGAAACTGTATCATTAATGATGATAAAGAGACTATCATCATTATTTATATATCCTTCATTATAATAGTTCTCTACTTTATCACATGCTGACCTTGTTACTTTGGAACTTTTCCTTCCATTTTCCGGGAAGTTATAATAAATAATATGTAATTTATAAGAAGGAATGAATTTATGTCTTACTGAAAAATTACAAGCACCAGCAACACCTGGGAAAGGTGAAAGATTTGCCGAAGTAAGAGAATATAGTTTATTTATTTCTTGATCTGATAAATCGGGTAATTCATCTGTGATCCATTCTGAAGATAATATTTCTTTTAGATTATATCTTGAACTATTTACTTTTTGAATTATACTACTCATTTCTATTTACTCTATATAATATTGTTTTATATAATAAATCAAATTTAATTACATATAGATATTTTCTGTTTTTTCTCTTTTTTCAAAAGTTTCAGGTTTATTTTTATCAATTATATCAAAGAACTGATCTAAATTTGATAGAATAGAATCACATTTACGATTAAAGAATAAGAATTCTTGTAACATTGCTGTCGTAAATTCTTTTGATTTAACTTTTTCATAAAATTTATGAAAAGAATCTTTCTGTTCAGGTAGGACTGTTTCAAAAATAGATTTTGTTTGATACTTATCCGCATACCCCAGTTCAAAACGATAATCAACTCTACAAGAACGTAATAACGCATAATCAAGGACTTCAGGATTATTTGCGGTTATAAATAATAATGTCCCTTCGACACATGAAAATCCATCAAAACAATTTAATAAAGCTTGAAGACTAAGTGAATTGTGTGTATCATCTCCTTTCTTTCTATCTGTAAAAATAGAATCAATATCTTCAATTACAATTATTCTTTTTTTTTCTTCTTTCTCTTCGAGATATGAAATAGCATCAATTAACATATAATCTGTTAATTCTTTTGAAATAGGTATAACATATACATCACAGTCAAAATAAGAAGCAATTGTATTAATTGTGGATGTTTTTCCAGAACCAGGGACACCATATAACATAAAGACACACTTATATGGTATTCCAAATGATAAGTAATCTTCTCTTGTCTTTTCTGAATAAAAGTCTTCAACCTTTTCTAATAAACTTTCCTTTTGTCCTTGCTTTAAATAAAGAGTATCGATTGGGCGTTTTGGACTTTTGAATAAAAGATTCCAATATTCTTTCCTCCATATGAATACTTTAATTGTTTTATTTGAAGATTTTTTTGTTTTTTTTATTTGATCTTCACAGAACTTCTTAGCAATGTCAACAAACTCAATTAAAATATCTTTATCGACAGATTTTAAAGTTAATCGTTTAAGAATTCTATCTTCAACGGATCCACAACCTCTACTTGTTGGGACTACAACTGTTTGAATACCTTCATCTGTTATCAATGTTTCCAATTCAAAATGAATTATTTTATCCTGAAACTCAAATTGAAAAGAAGTATCTTCTGCTTCACAAATCTTAATTTTAAGTTCTTTTTCCCCTCTTCGTTTATATTCATATGGTTTTAAGGTTGATTCTGATAAATATTTAAATTTATTAATTTTTCCTGAAATAATATCCTCACTACAGACATAGTGGACGACATAATTAAAGAATTCATCATTACTGAATAGAATAAGTTCTTTATCCATCCAATTTTATATTTTTTATATAAGAATCCTTAAATAGTAAAAAAAAATATATGTATAAATATAAATAACAATGGGAGAAGTAAAGGAAGAAATAGAGGATGAGGTCGTGGATGAAGTAAAGGGTGAAGTAAAGGATGAAGTAAAGGATGAAGTAAAGGATGAAGTAAAGGATGAAGTAAAGGATGGAGTAACTGAAAAAGAAAATGGAATCACTGAGAAGGTCAAAGAACTATGCGATTCCGTCAATGGTGTGGATGAAGTAAAGGATGAGGATGAGGTCGTGGACGAGGAGTTCGCTAATATGAACATCCCTTTTGAATTCAATGAATCATGTATGATTATTACTATTATTTTTGTGATCCTTTTTATGTATAAGGAAGAAATTATGAAGACGAACTTAATCAGAAAACTCTTAAAATAAATATATTGATAATAATATAAATGGCCGACGTTGGAAAGATTATTAAAACTGCTCAAGAAACTGTTAATGAAGTAGTGGAATTAGTTACTGGAAAAGAGAAAAAAGCAGGGTTCGCTAACATTACATTACCGAAGGTAAATGATACATGCTTATATTTAATCGTATTATATGTATTATTATTCTTATATAAGAAAGAAGTAATGGTTGTGGTCAATAAGGTTTTAAAGTAACTATAAATTTGAATAATAAAATTTATTTTTTAATAATATTTTTAATACTCAATTATGGAGATTTATGATATTATCCATGGTAATATTGTAATTGATACATTAGCACAACGAATAATTGATACGGAAGAATTTCAACGTCTAAGAAATATTAAACAGCTCGGATGTTGTAATTTTGTATTTCCTGGAGCCGTCCATACAAGGTTTGAACATTCGATTGGAGTTTATCATTTAGCGAAAAAGTATATTGATTTATTGAATGTAAATGATTTATATTTTACAAAAAGAGAAAAAGAATGTATTTCAATCTCTGGATTAATTCATGATATTGGTCATGGACCTTACAGTCATTTATTTGATGATTTATTTCAGGAAGATAAAAACCATGAATATCGTTCGGGGGAACTATTCAAAAGAATGAATACAAGATATGATTTAGGTTTTACTAAAGATGAAATAAATGATATTATAAATTATATTTATCCAACAAATATTTCAATTGACCCTAAGATCAAATATAAATATCAAATCGTATCAAATAAGAATGGAATTGATGTTGATCGGTTTGATTATTTAATGAGGGACATCAAGATGACAGGTTTGAATTATGGTATCGAATACGAGAGAATTATGAACCATTCACGAATTGAAGGAAATGAAATCGTTTACTCTGAAAAGATAAAAACTAATATTGAAGAATTCTTTCGTATAAGGTTTATTATGTATAAGGATGTTTATAACCACCGAACAGTAAGAGGGATTGAATTTATGATGAAAGACTTTATTAAATTATTTAGTAAGATTTACTCAATCGATACGATTATTAAAGAAGATAATTGGTCGCTTTTTAATCAATTAAATGATAGTATTATTCATATTACAAATTTTACTACATGTTTACCCGATGAAGGAGATCGTTTAAAAGAAATAATTCAAAAAATTATGAAAAGAGATATTTATAAATCAATTGGTGAAATACATTCAGCAAAGGATATTCTGAACCATATAGATTATGAAAAAGATAAAGTGATTATTGATAACATAATAATAAATTATAATGATTATGAAGAATGTAAATATTATCAGGATAAGAAGGTAGTTAGTACAATCAAAGAGAAAGAAAAAGAGAAATTATATATTGTGAGAGTTTATTCGAAGAAGAATGAATTCAATGAGTATGCGGATAATATATTCAAGAGTCTTCTTCCTCATTAATATCATCTTCATCAAAGAAATCATTTTCAATTGAATGTTTGGATATATTTTGATGCATTTGAATCATTAACTCTTTATTATTTTGATGTGTTTCCGTAACTATACGAGGGGCGATGGCCATTGTTTCTAATTCTTGTAAAAATAATTTCATACAATATGGTATATTAATCATATCCTTGTCTTCTTTTTTATTATCATATGAAATAAGACCTGTTTTTTTATCCACTTGAACATGAAAAGAATCTGAACGTTCCATTACACTTTCCCTCATAAAGTATGACATACCGTGACCCCAAATGGCCCATTGTTCCATTTCACCAATTCTTAGACCACCTTCATTTGCCCTACCTGATGCCGGTTGTCTTACTAAATGTTGTAGTTTTCCTGTCGCACGACTATGTATTTTATCATCTACCATGATTTTTAGACGTTGATAGTATGTGGGTCCAATAAAAATGGATGTTTTAATTTGATCACCTGTAATGCCTGAATACATTACTTCATCCCCATTCTTTTCATAACCAAACCCTTCTAATACCTCTGAAAATTCACTAATATCATTATTTTGAAAGGGTGTTGCATCACCAAGGAATCCACCCATACATGCGCTTTTACCAAGAATAACTTCTAAGAGTTGATTAATCGTCATTCGGCTTGGTATTGCGTGAGGATTAATAATGATATCAGGGACAATACCTTCTTTTGTAAAAGGCATTTCCCAACTAGGGAGAACCATTCCACACATTCCTTTTTGACCACAACGAGAAGAGAACTTATCCCCTATCCCTGGAACCTTTACTTTACGTATTCTTATTTTACATTGCCTTAAGCCTTCTGTAACACTTGTAACAATCACCTTATCTACAATTCCTGAAGTTCCATGATTTATTTTCTCTCCTGAAATCGATGTTTTCCCTTGACCATCAATATTTTTCTTAAAACATTTTGATGTAATTACATCGTTATCAGTTACATATGTTTCTTCTTTAATAAAACCATTATCATCTAAATGATCATAGTTCCCTGTTTTTAGTTTTTGAATATTCTTTTCAAGTAATGGATTACTAAAGTATTTCTTTACACCTCCAACAAGCTCCTCTTTATCTCCATAACTTCTTAGATAGAGTGATTTAAACAATCCACGATCTACGGAAGATTGATTTAGGATTACAGCATCTTCTTGATTATAACCTGAATAGGAAGCGATTGCGACAATGGCATTTATTCCATAGGGCAATTTATCAACATCTGTATATTTTTTATATCTTGTCGTAACGATGGGTCTTTGAGGATAATTAAGGATATGTGAGAATGTTTCAAATCTTGTATTATAAGCAGATGAATACACACCTACAGCATGCTTTGTTTGTTGACATGAGAAAGCATTTCTTGGATATTGACTGTGTTCAGGAAATGGAATATTAAGAGAAACAGCACTCAAAATAAGAGACGAATGGATTTCACAATGAGTATGTTTCTTTTCAAATGTTTTCATATGCTTTGCGATAAAGGCATTTTCAGTCTCAGTTGAATCAATGTATTCAATCGGAGCCGCAGATTCTTGAAGTATTTCTAAAAAGTTTTTTTCCTTTTTCAATTCATCAAGTTCTTTTTTATAGTATGTATTTGAATTAAAATCAATTTCTTCTTTGAATTCTTCATAAAGGAGACCATGAATTGCTTTCTTCCATGTTTGAATAAAAGAATAATCTCCTTGAATCAATTCGTTATATTTTTCTCCATCTGGCGATTCTTTTAGGTTTAAAACAGGCCTTATCATACGACCTGAATCACAAAAGATATATATTTCATTCATTTGAACATTCCATGAAATTGAAGTAGTTATATTAATAAAACTATTGAGCTTTAGCAACTTCATATACTTAACGAAATAAGATGGTTCATAGTGAACTCCAACTAATTTCCCATTTAAGAATACCTTCGTTGAATGATAAAAATCCTTATAAATAACCTGATCCAACAATACAAGATCACAATCTGTAAGTGCTTCTAAGATGGATTCTTCGCTAATATTTGTGGTAACCCTAGCTACAATTGACAAATGATTAATAATCCCTACATTTGATCCATCAGGTGATTCAGTAGGGCAAACAAATCCCCATTGGGAATTATGAAGCTTGCGTGGTCCAACTGATTTTGAACCAGCGGGTAATGGATATGATAATCTTCTTATATGAGATAGGGTGCCAAGCATTACATTACGATTCAGGTCCTGAACAATCCCTTGACGGCTTGATAAACCGGTTCCAAACCTTGCTCCAAAAGATTTTACAATTGTATCCATGATCTTATTATCAAAAATCTTTGGAATATTCATTTTATGAATTATCGTTGATATATCAACATCGGGAGAGGATTCAAAATTTAATTTATATTCCAAATCGACATTTAATGATGTATTACGTTTAAATTTACCCCATAATTCACGATATAATTCTAATAAAAGGGAACCAGGTAAATCAATTCTTTTATTTGTATATGAATCTCTATCTGTTTCATTGTAAACCTCTAAATAAGTAAGTAAAATTTTTCTAACAGCGTAACCAAGATACTTTCCTTTTGATAAGTTATCATCTCCATAGTTTGGGAAAAGATTATTATTAAGAATATCGGTTACATTAAAGTTTTCTTTCCCTTTAGTATTTAATGATAATAATTTAAAAGCATTTTTTTGGTTAAAAATTGGTTGAGCGTCTTTAATTGATGGAAGTATTAATTCATGTAATTTATTCTTTAATTGATCATTATCTGTATCGTAGATGATGTATGATAAGATATCTTTGTCTGTTTCAATACCTAATGCCCTGAACATGATGAATAGAGGAATATTAACATCAAAGCCTAGAACACGGACTGTGAATGTTTTTTCTTTAATAATAATATTTTTTTCTTTATTTCTTAATTTATGTTCAACAAAAGATACATAATTTGTCCTTGAGGATTGAAAACCTTCATTTGAGATTGATTTAATATTTCCTTGAAGGATAATATTATCTTCGGGAGACTTATTAATATAAAGAATATTATTTACTTTCTTTTCTTGGGATAAAATGACTTTTTCTTTTCCTTTAATAATAAAATAACCACCATGATCATATGGGCATTCTCCAAAGTCTGATAATTTAATAGGATCTAATTTATGAAGTAAACAAAGTTTTGAATGAACCATTATCGGTATTGACCCAATGTTAACTTTCTTAAAATTACGAACAACACTTTCTCCATCGCGGTTATGGAAAATATAATGAATACCTATATTACATAGTATTGAGCTTTGATACGTTAGATCTTTAAGACGGGCTTCATTTGGATACATAACTGATAATTCATCCTTTTTATAAATTGCTGGCGATGAAACAAAAATATTTTCGATATCTTTTTCAATTAATTTTCCATCTTCTTCTTCACTTATTTTTTGAATAGGTATACCTTCTTCATCAAGAGTCTCACCATAATAAATCCTTATTTCATATGCGAAACTTCCTTTTTTTTGATTCCCACCTTTAAAGAGTATGAAAGGATTTTCACGTTGAATAATATTTCGGAGTCCATTTTGTTTTGAAAAGATAAATTCATCGAAAGAGTCAACCTGATGTTGTGATTTATAATAATCTGTATCCCTAAAAAATGTATCTATAATATCCCATTCATTTATTAATTTTTTATCTCCCATAAAACAACAATTATATTATTATGTATTTTTTATTTTAAATGATAGAACATCAAATAAAATATTGGAATATAGTATAATAAAATGAGTCTGAACTACGCTTACGAACTTGAGCCGGAACCCGAACCCGAACCTGTAGTAGAAAGATCACGCAGCAGATCACGCAGCAAGTCACGTAGTAGGTCACGTAGTAGGTCACGCAGCAAGTCACGCAGCAAGTCACGCAGCAAGTCACGCAGCAAGTCACGCAGCAAGTCACGCAGCAAGTCACGCGGAAGATCGCGCAGCAAGTCGCCCCGCCGTTCAAGAAGTAGATCAC